CACAACATTCCAAAGTCACATGACTTCCATATTGCTTCGTTCTTTTTATCTCTCTTGTGACTAGCTAACCAACTAGTAGGAGATCTTTTTATCTTCACCGTACCACCGTGTCTATGATCCCAGTGTACTGATTTCCATTTGTTACCACTATTGAATATTATCTTCTTTCCACATATTTCACACTTCATTATCGCTGGGAATAAGGAACGCCATTCGTCTAAATTTTGTCTCCTTAATCCTCTCTTCATGTTTAATCTTTTTTACTATATGGTTTTCCTTGAATCTCGGCTAATTGAACGGCCTTGTTAACTTCAATTGGAACCATTAGTGCTTCCTTGTTTATTTCTAACATTAACTCAATTTGATCCATATCTAGTTTCTGTTTGATACCTTTCTGCAATATAGCTTCTTGCTGTTGCTGCATTTGCTGTTGTCTCTTCTGGAAATCTTCTTTACTGTATAGTAACTTATTTGCAAGTCTAGGATCAATGCTGTTATAATAGTATCGTTTTAGTTCATCCTGATTGACCATTGGATCATTAGCGCCCATTTGCAATACTGTGGTTGCTATACCAGCCCTCATTGCCGGGTTAGTATTCTCAAGTCTTCCATTAGGTACCATATGATACTTACCTTGTATCTCTCTGCGACTAATCTTAATAGGAGGTTCACCAGTTATGATTACTTCTTCTTCGTCTGGTCCATATTGATCATATAGAGCGTCAATTTGCTCATACACCTTTACCATTTGTTGCTGGAAGATTAATACATCTAAACTTGTTACCGTCTGAGATAGAACTGAGACAAGATTTATCTCTGCTTTTGTCTTCTGCCCGCTAGCTTGCTGACCAGATAGGTTGTTCTGTCCACCCAGACCCGCTGTAACGTCTCCAACTCTCTGATCTGACCATGACTTAAGCATTTGTGTAAACTGCATAAGAGCAGGCTGTGCTACGTTAGCACTCTGTCTTACCTGATAGTCGTTAGGATCGCCAATAGTTTCTATTGTCTCACCTGGTGTATATCTCCTATTCTTTATATTAGTAACAGTATTCTTCTTCATTACTATTACAGGAACGTTAGTAATTGTACCAAAGTCTTCTGCTTGGTTCATTGCGTTAGATATGCCCTTCTGAAAGTCTTCATCTAACTCACATATACCTCTTGATGTATAAAATAATGGATCATTTAATTCTCTTTTTACCTGCTCATAAGGAAACTTACCATGGTCGTAAGGTATCTCTATAAACCTTAATACTGCACTCTCATCAGAATCAGGATAAGTAGCTATACATCTTTCTTTTATGCCGTCCTTATTGATATCATACCAGCAACATACTTCATGAAGCAATATAACATCATTGTCAGAGGAACTAGTAGGAGCTGACCTACTATTTGGATGTTTACCTGACTTTGATCCCCATGAGGCTATATCTGCGTCTGGATACTCTTGATACTTACCATCTCTCATAGCTATCTTAATGTTGTTAGCTGTCATCCATACTTTGTGGTCTATAAATCGTGCATCTTGAATGTCTACTGTATCTCTAGGTATAACTAGATCTTCCTTAACATCACATGCTATTACTTCTGCCTGATTGTTTTCAACCTCGATTAGATCAAGTTCAAACTCTGATTCGCCTTCTCTAAACTCCTCTACAGCCCTCCATATCTCTTCTACATTACTCTCAAAGCTGGCGTCTACACCAAGTTCTTGTTCTATTACCTTGAAGAGCATATCGTCTGTTAGTCTTGAGTCTTCCAGGGCTTTAAGTGTTTCTTCGTCCATTTCTTCTAGATCTATAAAGTCTTTATACCTTCTAGTTGAATAGTACCACACTATCTTGAATACTGTTTGGCCTTGTTCTAACATCTTATCTATACCTATACAGTAGTCTTTAAATATCTTTACTCTTGTTCTTAATCTCCAATCAAATAGTGATTCTCTTTTTCTCGCCGGATCAATGTCTTCGCCGCCAAAGGGTTCAAAGTTTACTATAGGAGATGAATTATAGAATAAGTTGATGTATGCTGACTTTAGCTTGGTTATATGTGAATCTATAAGCGGAATAGAGTAATTAGCACAATTAAGAAAGGGTTCAGTCTTCTCATTCCTGTATCCATACCTTAAGTCTCCAAGGATCTCCATCCTTGTGTTCCATTCGGACTTATTGGTGTCTTCTACGCTAATTGAACTCTTTAGAGTTGCTATATACTCTTTGATCTTACTGTCAATTTTAAGTGAATTAACATCTTTTAAGTTTTCTACATGTTGAGTGTTGTTTTTACCCATCTGTTTTCTCCATATTTGGTTTATTTCCCTCAGACTTTTTTGCTAATTCCTTCTTTTCACGTCGGCAGGATATACATTGACAAGACTTTAAGCATTTTGTTAATCCTGTTGAGTAGGTTACTCTTGACTTATATGAAATGATTAACCCCCTCGCTTGGAGTACTTTTCGTGACACAGTATACAAAGTGTCTTGCCATTATCAATATCCCATAACTGCTCACAATTCATTGCATCATCTATACTCTTTATATGATTTTCGTCTATTATGTCTGAATATGAAACAATATGGTGAGCTTCCAAGTATCCGCCTTTGGTGTTACAATCACTACACGTGTAGTTATCTCTCTTGAACACTCTCTTTCGCCAATTCTTATATATAAGCCTCTTTCGTATAGCTTCTTTCAGTCTGGTTATGCCACCTTTCCAGTTATAATGATTATTACCCCTATTTCCATTGCCATAACATGCCTTGGAGCAATATTGTCCCCTTCCAAGCCTCTTCATTTCATCATTATTGACATAAAATGTATCGCCACACACCACGCAAACACATTGTGTTTTGTTGTTTGTCTTTGTTTTACGACTACGCCTATACTCTTCCTTGTAATCTCTCTGTTTACCCATCTTCAGTATCCCCAATTACTTTTAGTTGCTCTATTTAACGGCTCACCCATTCCTTGTCTATCTTGGAATTCTGGCTTTTCCTCATCTAAACGACGTTCTATAAGTTGTGCGCTCTGTATATATGTTTTACAAGCCCATACTGCTAAGGCTAGTGAAATAACACAATCATCATGCTTTCCACTAGGAGCATTATATGTAATAGCTCCATGAGAAGTTATTGCATACTCATATATTTGTAATTCATTAACCAACACTTCAATATCGGGAAATGTTATTAGCCTTTGTTCTATTGCTACTGCTAGGAAGTTTATTAGTCTTTTCTTGCTTTCATTATTGAATTTATATCCCTCGGCCGAAACAAATGATACTTGAAGATCATCTAATATAGGGTCACCAACACCTGTGCTATCTAGTAAGACTAAAGCATTATTATATCTAGATGCTAGGGCTTGTATCCTTACCTTTTGTTCTGTCCAACTAATATCTTGGAATCTATCAAATGCTACCACTTCTCTTGTGGATGCTTCCATAACTGTAAGAACTGTAAAATCTTGATGCTTAGCTAAATCAGCCCCCATTACATAGAATTTTCCCTTCTCTGGTTCTCTAAGCACTGATATTGCACACTTTTTAATTCCCTTAAAAACTGATGTTTCATCATCAAGGAATTCAGCAAGGAATTCTTGTTTAAATAGCATTTCTGAGAGATCCTTCTTTGCCTCATAAATCTCCTCAGCAGGTATATATTTGTTTGCTGACGTAGGGTAGTGCCATGATTTCCAGTCTGAGTCTTCTTCATCTAAGCCTCGCTGATAAAGGTCATAAAAATGGTTACACCCTCTAGGAGTTCCTATAAAAATTGCTTTTCCGCCAGAGTCTATAAGCATAGGACGAATAATCTCCATCCATACGTTTGATTTCATAGATGCAAATTCGTCTAATACTACTATATTAAGTGAGACACCCCTAAGTGTATCCTCTGTATCTGCACCCTTTAAGGCTATAATAGCTCCATTCTTTAAAAAGAATGTTAGCTCAACTTGATTAATCTTTAAGATAAGTTCTTTTGGTAAGTATTGCTTTATCATTTCAAAGGCTATCATTTTAGCCTGTCTATAAGAAGGAGCTACATACCAGCATCTTGAATCTGGTGTTGTTAGTGCTGTTCTTATCAGTTCATTTACTGCACAGGTTGTCTTTCCGAACCGACGACCACAAACTATTACTCTAAATCTAGAAGAAGAATCATGAATATCCCTCTGTCCATCATGCGGACTATAGTCTATAGTTATGGTTTTACTCATTCCCCTCAGCTCCTGTTATCTACCAAAGTTTACCTTGACTTCACTTTCAAGGACATTTTCATCTTTCTTCC